TAGATGGGCATGCTGATTTTAATGGAGAACAACTATATAGAACCTATAGAGTAAACGGTCAGCAGTCAGGTACCAATACCAGCTTCGGCAGTAAATCGATAGCTCCCCATAAAGGCGTAGAAGACACAAGCATAAACAGACCTAGACTTTTATGTGAGCAGGCAAAAGGTCAAGGCGACCCCTCGCAGTGCGAAAAAGAGGCCGAAGGAAACAAAAAATATCACAAAGCTTTATTTCGCAAGATAACCTACAAACTGACAGGCTGGCGCAATAGTTCTGGAGATTTATGGCGCATCAATACCTTGGTACATGTAGAAGACAAGATCCTCGGTATCACTTCAAAGATGGGGGCCTTCCTGATAACAAAGGTCACCTTTGACTTGAACAATACTGACGGTATGATAACCACGCTTGATGTAATACCTCCAGATGGTTTCAAGATTGAAACTGAGCAGGATAACGGCAAGCAGAACAAGACCAAGCAGACCAAGAGCACCAAGCAGTCATCCACCAACTACTCCTGGATAAATGGTAAAACAGCATGAGTGATGAGCGTTTAACTAGAGGCACGGTCAGAGTATCGCACGGCAGTGACAAAATGCGATCACTGCAGGTGGAAATGACCGGCAACGAAATCAGAGATAAGCTTGAACACTTTGAGCCGTATGGCTTTTCAAGCGAACCTTATACTGACGGCGGCACTGATGCCCTGCTGGGCTTTTTCGATGATACCAGGGCACACGGTGCAGTAATTGCCGTGGCAGACAGACGCTATCGCATTACCAGCATGAAGACTGGTGAAGTGGCAATCTTTGATGATTTGGGCCGTCAGGTCTACCTCAAACGAGACGGCATACTTGTTGAGGGTGCCGATTCTCCAGTCACAGTCCATACTTCTGCCAGTGTGACTATAGATGCACCTACAACCACAATCACCGGAGAGCTGATAGTTCAGGGCCACATTACAGGTAAGGCAGGGCTTGCAGTCAGCGGTGGCGAAGGTGCTGCAGTTGCAGGTGATGTTACAGCTGACGGTATCAGCCTCAAGACTCACGTCCATGGCGGTGTTCAGTCAGGCGGCAGCACAACCAGCACTCCACAGTAATGCGCACTCCTAAACTAAGACCGGTGTTTAAGCTTAAAAACGGGCGCTGGCAGCGAACAGACAGCGTGATCTCTATCGAAGAAGGCTCCATCAGATATGGAGCTTTTTTTATATCTGAATATGTGGATTTGAGTACGACTCTGGGCGTTGTCAGTTACGGAGCTGTCATTGACGGCGTGCCGACTGTTTTTGACTTTTCTTTTACTCATCTGTGTTCAAGACAACTCGAGGTTTTAAGGCTTCATTATGAAGATGTATTTAAACGGTCAGCTTCTGGGAGCCAGTGAGCTCTCTGAACTTCAGCGGGCGGTAGTCATATCGCTTTTTACATGGCGCCGTGCCGACGATACTGACGATTACGACGGCACATACAAATACGGCTGGTGGGGTGATACCTATCCAAAGAATGCCGGTGATCGCATCGGCTCTAAACTATGGCAGCTGTTAAGACGCAAGCTCACAGATGAAGTGCTCGTGGAAGCTGAAGAAATGTGCAACGGGGCTCTGCAGTGGCTGATAGACGATGGTTATGCTACAGACATCCAGAGTGCCGCAGAACGCTATGACACAAACTCGCTGGCTGTGACCGTCACAATCACCTTCCTGAAACAAAGCCAGCCCCAGATTCTGAAATTTATGGAGATTTAAAATGGCGACTTCTGTCAGACCGACATTATCAAAGATTATCTCCCGCATCGAAGAAGATGCAGAGTCGCGCCTTGATGCCGAAACATTAAGACGCTCGGATTTGGAAGTATATAAGCGAGTTTTAGCAGGTGCCGCACACGAACTCTACAGTGCGATTGAATATGGTCGCAAACAGTTGTTTACTGAGACAGCAGAAGGCGGTTATCTCGAGCGCAGAGGAACTCTGTTCAATGTGTTGAGAAAGACAGCTGTTAAATCAAGCGGCACTGTACAGTTCACCTGGGAATCAGAAGTAGAGATTCCAAGCGGTACAGTCCTGCAGACTTCCGACGGACTGCAGTATGCTACCACGTCTGCCGTAGATTCAAATGGCTATGCGACGATAAAGGCGCTGATTGCAGGAGCTGATTATGATCTGCCGGTAGCTACAGAGCTCACTCTTGTCTCTCCTATATCCGGTGTATCGCTTGCAACCGTGACCTCAGCAGTGACAGGCGGTACTGATGAAGAAACCGATGATTCGCTGAGAGAGCGTATTCTTGAGCATACCCGCAATCCTCCAAGAACCGGAACAGCGACAGATTACGTGGAGTGGGCGCTTGAGGTTCCAGGAGTGACCCGTGCATGGTGCTATCCACTCGAGATGGGGCTTGGCACAGTAACCATCCGCATAATGACCGATGATTTGACTGAGGATGGCATTCCCACATCTGAAATGCTGGCCACTGTCAAAAAATACATTGAGAGCAAATGTAATTCGCTTGCCACTATCTACGTTGTAGCTCCTGTGACAGAGCCGGTAAACTTCACGCTCTCAATAACTCCTGACAATCTGACCATTCGTGCGCGCGCAGAAGAAGCTCTTGCAGAACTGTTTAAAGAAGAACAGGTACCAGGGGAAGGCATCTATCTGAGCCACATCAATGCTGCACTTTCTGCAGTCACAGATGAAGAAGATCACGTCGTTGTAAGTCCTGCAGCAGATCTTGAGCCATCCGGCACGGGCTATCTGCTGACACTGGGAGATATAACATGGCAGGAATCTTAACCGGATACAGCGCTTCTCAATATGAAGACGCTTTAAACGCTCTGCTGCCGAAAGGTCCCGCCTGGGAGAAAGATCACCGGATTTTTCTGCAGTCAGCCATAACACTGACGGCTCTTGAGTTGGCTCGCATTGACTCAGATATTGCTCAACTAATTGATGAGTCAGACCCAAGAACCGCAAATATTACACTGTCTCAGTGGTTTAAGGAATGGGGAATCCCTGATGCGTGTCTGTCTTCAATCTCAGACACCACCATCAGTCAGTGGCAGCAGGTTTTAGTTACCAAGATACAGACCCTCGGCTACACCTTCGATGAGCTTGTATCTCTGATTGGCAAAGCCTGTGGGCTTTCAAACATTACTGTTTCTCATCCTCTTGTTCACGACGTCAACTGTGACGTTGATGCTGAGATTTACTCTCCTGAATGGGCATATGCCTGTCTGGTTATTTCGGCAGATTCAGAGGAAGACGTTAGAGAGCTCGATGTTACATGGGACGTCTCACGAGCATTAGCTGAGTGGGGCAACGAAATTTTTGAGTGTCTGGTCAAATCATTAGCGCCGGCACATCTAGCAGTTATTTTTCAATATCAGTAGGAGCAAAATATGGATCGCAATTGGCAGGCAAATGCAGTAGAAACAACACCGGATTTAAATACTTTAACATCTCAGGGCTATCCTACTGGCGGTAATCCACAGCTGGGCATTCCAGCAACAAAACCGGGTGCTGCCTGGTATTACATGATAACCGAAGAACTGCGCAACTTAATCGTAAATGCAGGTTTAACACCTGACCACACCGACCTCACTCAGTTAGTACAGGCATTTCAGACATGGCAGAACTTCCCTACAGGCACAGTTTTGCCTTGGGTTTCAAAGACCCCAATACCTGACCATTGGCTGATTTTTAACGGTCAGAGTCTGCTTAAATCCGACTACACCAAGCTTGATGCCTTCATTAACAGTGATGGCTCACTTGATGACCCGGACGACAGCAACTATCTGATACTGCCTGACATGACCGGCCGTGTGTGGCAAGGCTGTTCTTCATATAATGACGTATTGACCGCTATCGAAGCGGGCTTACCGAATATTACTGGTACTGTTGTTCCAAGTGTCCCGAAACTAGCTAGTGGAGAACTACATGCCTGTCCTAGTGAAGTCTATCAAGGCGCCTTTTCCTATGTATTAGATGCGCAACGTAACTATTGGACAACTGCAGGAACGACAACTAATGCATATAAGGCTGGAATACAACTAAATGCAGCAAGTTCTAGTTCCTACTATGGGGCTACTACGAAACCTCAAGTAGATGCATGTCAAGCTCTAATAATTATTAAAGCCTGACTTGCTTTTGGCTGTACGGAGTCGGAGTTGCCGTAAATACCGTTAGCGAGCGAGGCATCCATATAGACCCATTTTCCGTTGTTGGTGTTGTCTGTTCCACCAGCGTAGACTTGAGTCCCTACTTCATTAAGATAAAAAGCTCCATTCGCAGATCTGAAGCCACCAATGCTACCTGTAAAACTAGAAATATTACCTGTAATATTCGGTCCGAATATTACAGGAACGTTTGGCGCCCGAAGAAAAGTTGATTACGGCGGAATATCAGGGGCATATACAGGGTGGGCAGATTCTAATATTTCTGCCCCTTACATGGAAACCTCATCTTCGGCTGATTCCACTAGAATATTAACTTTTGACGCATCACATAGCAATGCATATTACGGAGCATCAAGCAGACCACAAGTCGATAGCTATCAAGCTCTTATGATTATTAAGGCCTGATTAGCTGGTGGTTGCACCGTATCAGAAGCTCCATAGTAAGAGCTAGAATTGGATGCATTAAAATTAGGTGCATATCCTACTGTTCCGGAGACAGTGCCTCCACGAGTAAAAAACGGCATAGACGCAGTAGAATTCTGATTTTCAAAAGCCCCACTAACGTTGCAAGGTAATCCTTGATATGTAGTCGCAGTTGGATAAATTCTCGAATGAATTGCCCCCGTTATATTCGGACCGAATATTACAGGCACAACGTATTCTGGGGTGCCTGCTCTTGACGGAGCCGCAAGTGCTACGGCGGTTTTTGGCGATGGCGTATTCTCAACGGCTTCACCACAAATAACAAGGATATATAGTTCCTCGGGGTCTACCTCAGCCTTCCCCGTGGTTCTCGACTTTAACGCCTCAAGAGCCAGTGCGTTATATGGAGCTTCTAGTACGGTTCAGGTAGCAAGCCGTCGGGCTCTTATAATCATTAAGGCTTGACGTGCTGGCGCCTGAACGGTGGCGTTGGCGCCAAAGAGGGCATTAGACGAGCTCGCGCTGAATGTGTTTTGCACGCCCGCTAAAGTAGTATAAGCCCCGCCCAGATTGGTGTTCTGTGCATTTATCTGCCCGAAAGCACCTGACACTGTGCCTCGATTACTGTCACCAAAGAACCAAGAGGTAGTGCCAGTAATATTCGGTAAGCCCG